ATTTCAAATATCATTGCAAAAATTGTTGACCTTGAAAAGCAAATCAATGATGAAATAGACCGCTTTGTTGATTTGAAAAAAGAAATTCATGATGCTGTTGATAATGTTAAAAATGTAAATGAGCAACTTGTTCTGCGTTACAGATACATAGAATTCTTAACCTGGGAACAAATATCAGAACGAATGAATTATTCAATTATGCAAGTACACAGAATTCATTCAAATGCATTGCGAAATTTCATAATTCCAAAGATTTAGTTATGGAATGTTATGGAATGTTATTATAAACCTATGTTATAGTGTAAACTGAAAATGTTACGGGTGTTACGGTTGATTCCGTACCTGTAACATTTTTATTTTGATTGACAAGCGCTTCCGACTCGAGGACGAGGGAGCGATCCCGACGGGCAAACGCTTTGAATGGAGGTATGTAGATGAGCATGACTGAGGACAAGATATACGCGCTGACGATACCGGGGCAGCCGAGAGGCAAGCAGCGGACAGGCGGCGGTGACGGCGGGCGCCGGTATACACCGGAGCAGACGCGCAACTATGAGGACAAGGTCAGGTGGCTGTGGCGGCAAAAGCATCCGGGCATGCAGCCGCTGACCGTACCGCTGTACGTTGTCATCCGAGCTTACTTTGAGCCGCCTAAGTCGGCAAGCAAGTCCAGACGCGAGGACATGCTGACCGGTAAGATACGGCCGACGGTCACGCCGGACTGGGACAATATCGGCAAAATTATATGTGACGCGCTCAACGGGTTGGCTTACGAGGACGATAGGCAGATTGTCGGTGCCACGGTGATTAAGGCATACGCCGACGAGCCAAGCGTCTGGGTAAGCATTTGCAGGTGGCCGACTCATGACGCTTAAAGAGTTTAGGCGCGACCGGCTTGAGTGGCTTGCGCTGGTCGACCGGTGCCGCGACAACCCGACACGGCGCAACGCTCAGGCCGAGATTGCCAAGCGCCGGGAGCTCGAGGGCAAGCTGGCGCTGGTCGAGGCAGCGGATGCCTATGTCGGGCGATGCCTGCGCCGGCATGTAATGGACAGCATGACCTGGCAGCAGATCGCTCGAGACCTGGGCGGGACGACCGGAGACTCGGTCCGTGTCATGGTGCAGCGCTATCTGCGGCGTATGGCCGCGGGGGATGGGCGGGTCAAATTGTCAGAGAGCGCCGCACCGAACCGCAGCCCCTCAATCCACGCAGAAAAAAATCCCGGTAGCGCTCAAAACGAGCCGCCGGCCGAGGAAGAGCCGCGATGAAGCGCACCCGCCGGATATGTGCCCACCCCGGCTGTCGGGAGCTGACCGAGGGCAAGTGGTGTCCCGAGCATCAACCCGCCCCGCGCCAACGCCGACCGGACAAACGGCCGGGCAGTAGGGAGCGCGGCTATGACGGCAAGCATGAGGCGGCGCGCGAGAGCTACCTGACACTGCACCCGCTGTGCGAGCGGTGCGGCAAGGCGGCAACGGTGCTCCATCACCGCAAACCGATATCAGAGGGCGGCGCCCGATTAAGCTCCCGAAACTTTGAGGCGCTCTGCCGAGACTGCCACGAAGCAGAGCATGGCAGGCAGAAAAATCACAGATACCATATACAGGAGGACAAAAATGACAGACAATAAAATCACGATAAAAACCGTCATCGAGTTGTTAAATGAAATCGCGGAGAAGGTACAGCGGGAAGCCGGCGCAAACGCCGCGGCTGAGCTGCTGGAGAGCATCGCGAACAAGGCGCTCGAGGAACTTATTAGCCTGTGCAAGTGGTGGACATATGTTGACCGCGGCGATGACCGGGGAGGATATACAAGCGGTCAGATGCGGGTCTGGATGCGGGTGCTGAGCATGTACGGCTTTGAGCCCTGCGTCGACTGGCTGGGCAACAGACCGCGCCGGCTGACTATTAACAACGCCGTCGTGTGGACGGCCGGCGAAAAAAGCGAACGAAGAGAGGAATAACCGATGGTTATAGATCGAGTGAAACGAACAGCGGAAAGGGTCAAAACAATTGTGTGCGGTTGTTTTTGGCTTACGGTTATGAGGTGGCTAAAAAAAGCATATGTCCGGGCAGTCGCAAAACCAGACCTCGGCACGCTCGCTCGTATGAACGCGCACATAGCTGAGATAGAAGCGCTTATAAACCAAGCAAAGAAAAAAAGGGGGACGAAGATTGAATCAGGTCATTGACAAAATAGACGGCTTGTCGTTTTACACCGGATATTTGTATTGCTTAGCGGTGCAAATCACCTGCGGTCTGATCTATTGGCTTATCCGCAAAATCAGAACCGGAGCAAAAGCCCGCCGGCTAAAACGCGCCAGAGCCGAGAGGGAGTCCCGGCTTGAGGAACATCTGAACAGAACAGGAGGTTAAAACACATGCCGGTAGCTAAACCGATAAAATTACAGCGTCGGCACAACACTAACGCCGAGAAGGCACAGAGAGCCGCCGCCGAACAGGCGATGAAGACCGGCGAGAACTGGCGCGAGTCGCCGGAGGTCAAGGCGGAGCCGGTCGCCCACCAGCAGTGGCTGCGGCTCCGAAAGCTATACAAAAAATTAGGCATCGAAATCATTGACGCCTTGGACGAAAATCTTATAAACGACTACTGTCTTGAGGTCGCCCGGGCGGAACGTCTCCGCCGGGAAGAGGAGCAGACCATAGCGCTCTGCGAATCGGAGGACGCCGGCTCTCCGGATTGGCGCCAGCACATGCTGCTGCTTGACCGGGTGCGCGGCCGCATCCACGCCAGCAACGGCGCGCTGCAGAGGATGGGTCGTGCGCTGCTGCTCGACCCGCAGTCAAGGCTCCAGGCGGCGGCGAAAGCCCCGCCGAAGGAAGAACCCGAAGACCCGTTTGAGGTCATCGTCGGGGGTGTGGCAAAATAAGCAAAACAAACATTCAGAGCATCGGATAACCCGGTGCTCTGAATTTATGTCCTTGTGTTAATTGTGTGTTGGCTAATTATTTACTACAATCTGGGGCAACTTGTTCGTTTTGTTCGGTTGACTTTTGTTAAAATAGGGTTGCCAAGGAAAAAATTACGCGAAAGGAGCGGCGAAAAATGGACGGCGAACTGACCGCGACCGAGACCCGCACGATGGGCGACAAGCGAGCGGACAGGGTTATCGCGTTTTTGGAGCTGCTCAAACTCACCGACGATTTTTACGGCAAGCCCTTCCGCCTGCTCCCCTGGCAGCGGGAGGTGGTGCGCGACGTCTACGGCACCGTCACTCCTGACGGTCTGCGGCAGTATAAGTACGCGTACTTAGAGATACCAAAAAAGCAGGGCAAATCCACCCTTGTCGGCGGACTGTCTCTCGCCCACCTGGTCTGCGACCCGCCGGGCGGACAGATCTACTACTGCGCCGCCGACAGGGAGCAGGCGTCCATAGTTTACCGTGCTGCTAAATCCATGGTGGAGCAGGAGCCGGCGCTGGGTAAGCGCATCAAGGTGCTGGACAGCACCAAGACCATGATCAACCGGGAGACCGGCACCAACGTCAAGGTACTGAGCGCCGAGGCGTATACCAAGCACGGTCTCAACCCGTCGGTGATTATTTTCGACGAGCTCCACGCCCAGCCCAACCGCGACCTGTGGGACGTCATGACCTACGGCTCCATGTCGGCACGCACCGAGCCGCTGCTGTGGGTCATCACGACAGCGGGCGACGACCCCGACCGCAAGTCCATCGGTTGGGAGCAGCACGAGCTGGCGCGCAAGCTGATAGCCGGCGACCTGGTAGACCCCACCATGTACGCCCGCATATACGGCGCCGACGACGAGGCGGACATCTACGATGAGCGGGTGTGGTGGGAGTGCAACCCGTCGCTCGGCGTCACGATTAAAATTGACACCCTGCGAGCCGAGGCGGCGAGAGCCCAGCAGGACTCGGCGGCGGAAAAGCTGTTCCGCTGGCTGCGCCTTAACCAATGGGTGCAGCTTAAGCGGCTGAGCTGGCTCCCGCTCCCGGTCTGGGACGCGTCCGAGCGGGTGGAAAACTGGCGCGAGCTGCTTCGGGGGCAGCGCTGCTACTGCGGCATTGACCTGTCGGCGATATACGACCTGACAGCCTTCGCGCTGCTGTTCCCGCCGACACAAAAGCGGGACAAGTGGGTGTTTTTCATCGACACTTTTTGCCCGGCGGAAAAGATACGCGAGCGGTCGGAGCGGGACAAGGTGCCATATGAGGATTTTGCCCGGGAAGGATTTTTGATACCCACCCCCGGCAACGTGATTGACTATGGCTTTTTGGCGCAGCATCTCAAAGCGCTGTCCCAACTCTACAACATCGAGTACTACTGCGCCGACCCCTGGCGGCTTGAGGACTTGCGGCAGCGACTGCCGGAGGAGCTACAAAACCGCACCCTGCAAATAAAGCAGGACATGGCGGGCATGTCGGGCGGCGTCCGCAAGCTCGAGGAGCTTTTTGGACACGAGGCGATAGTCCACGGCCGCAACCCGCTGGGTCGGTGGAGCTTTGGTAACACCATGGTCGCCATCGACGGCAACGAAAACAAAAAGCCGATGAAAAACCGCTCCATCGAGCGGATTGACCCCATCGTGGCGCTTATCAACGCCGCGGCCGGGGCTGACAAGTTGGAGGCGGCAACGCCCGGCTATGAGCAGCGCGGTATGCGCTCTCTGCTGGATATATAGGAGTGATTATAAATGCAAAAACCAAAACTGACGGCGGCTCAGCGGCTCAGAGTGCTGGCGTCGGGCGACATAGAGCCGTATGTAAGCCCGTATGTGCAGGCATATATCAGCGGTGACGATGTACAGCCCGCCGATGATGTAAAAATCGCGCCCGAGACGGCCATGAAGCTGTCGGTAGTTAACGCCTGCATCCGGGTCAGAGCCGAGACCTTTGCCTCGGTGCCGTTAAAGCTCTACCGCAAAAAAGAGGACGGGCGGGAGGAGGCAACCGACCACCCGCTGTATGACATGCTGCACGCCTGTCCGCTCCCGGACGGCGAGATGTCATCTTTTACGTTTAAGGAGACCCTTTCCGCCAACTTTGACGCCGCGGGAAATGCGGTGTGCGTGAGGCTCAAAAACGGAGCCGGCGAGCTGGTCGGCCTGCAGCCGGTCGGGCACGGGTCGCTTGACCTGACATGGGACAAGGCAAAACAAAAAGTAATCTACAAGATAGGCGGCAAGGAGTACCCCCGGTCGGAGCTGCTCCACGTGCCCAACCTCAGCTTTGACGGCCGCATCGGCCTGTCGCCGCTCGAGTATGCCGCTCAGAGCATCCGGCTCGGGCTTAACTATGAGCAGTTTTCGACGAGTTTTTACAAAAATGCCGCCATGCCGTCGGGCGTGTTTGAGCACCCGAGCAGCCTGAGCGACGCGGCGTTTAACCGCCTCCGGGAAGACCTCAGGAAAAATTACACCGGCATGGGCAACCGCGGCGTCCCGATGATCCTCGAGGAGGGTATGAAATGGCAGCCGGTGACCTACAAGCCCGCCGAGGCGCAGCTGCTTGAGAGCAAGCAGTTTCAGGTGGAGGACATCTGCCGGATTTTCCGGGTGCCGCAGCACCTGGTCAACAAATTAGATCGGTCGACCTACAGCAACATAGAGCAGCAGCAGCTGGAATTTATTATGTTTACCATGCTGCCGGTTTTTAGACGATTTGAAGACTGTATAAACTCTCAGCTTTTGACGCCCCAAGACCGACGGAGCGGCCTGTATGCCGAATTTAATATAGACGGGTTATTGCGGGGCGATCAGAAGTCAAGAGCCGAGGCCTACGCACTCGGCAGACAGTGGGGCTGGCTGAGCGTCAACGACATATGCCGGTTGGAAAACCGGCAGGGCATCGGTGAGCAGGGAGATATATACCTGTACCCGGTCAACATGGGCGACGCTCGCAGCCTCACCCGATAAATACCACCACTGAGGAGGTGATAGATAAGTGGCATGGAAATTTTACAACAAAGCGCCGGAGGAAACGGAACTCCGGATTGACGGCGACATCGTGGACGACGGGGATGTCTGGTTTTACGAGTGGCTCAAGGAGCCCCACTCCGCGCCCAACAAATTCCGTGCGGAACTCGACAAGGTCAAGGGCAAAAAACTCACCGTCTGGGTCAACAGTCCCGGCGGGTCGGTATTTGCCGCCGCCGGCATGTACAACGCCCTCCGCTCACACAAGGGCGGCGTGACCGTCAACATCGACGGCGAGGCGATGAGCGCCGCGACAGTCGTCGCCATGGCGGGCGACACCATCAACGTAAGTCCGGTATCGGTGATGATGATCCACAACCCGCTGGTGGGTTACAACAGCGGCGGCGACGCGGCGGAGCTGAGACGGCTGGCAGGTGTGCTCGACGAGGTCAAGGAGAGCATCCTCAACGCCTACGTCATCAAAACCGGCAGAAGCCGAAACGATATAAGCGCGCTGATGGACGCCGAGACCTACATGAGCGCCGCGACGGCGATTGAGGAGGGCTTTGCCGACGGCTACGTCGATTTCGGCGACGACAAACCAGCTCCCGCTCCCGTGGCCATGAAATTCGCGCGGTCGATAGTCAACCGCGCGGACGAGGAGGCGCTGACCCGCTTCCGCGACAAACTTGCGGCGGAAAACGCCGCCGCGGAAAAACAAAAAACAGAAACAGCCAGAGCAAAAGCCCGGCTGAAATTAGCAATGGAGGTAAAGCCATGAAAACCAAATCCAAGGCAATGAGGGAGCTCGAAAGGCTCTTTGACACCGCCAAGACGGAGGCAAATAGCCTCATAGTGGACGAGGCCGCCACCGTCGAGGCAATCAACGCAGCCCGCGACAAGCTTGCGGGCATCAACGCAAAGATTGACACCCAGCGCCTGCTGGACGCCGGCAAGACCTTTGACGACGCCGGCGACGAGGTCAAGGACACCACTCCGGTCAACGCGCCCCACATCGAGGTGGGCATGTCGCCGCTGTTTAAAAATTTCGGCGAGCAGCTGACCGCCATCCGCAACACCGCCCGCGGCGTGGTTGACGAGCGTCTCGTGCGTATCAACAACGCGGCAGCGGGCGCCAACACTGCCGTAGGTTCCGAGGGCGGCTACCTTGTGCAACAGGAGTTTGCGCAGAGTATTTTTGAGACCGCGGCAACCACCGGCAACATCCTGTCCCGCGTGGACAGTCATGCCATCGGCGACAGCGCCAACGGCATCGTGTGGCCGGACATCGACGAGACATCGGTGGCATCCAGTATCTACGGCGGCATCGTCGCCAACTGGGTAGCCGAGGGCGAGGCGGCGCCGGCGACCAACGCCAAGTGGATGCAAAAATCGCTCCGCTTACAAAAACTCATCGGCCTTGCGTACGCGACGCAGGAGATGGGCGAGGACTACGCTCCGCTGTCGTCCTTTTACGCTCAGGCGTTTGCCGAGGCAATTACCCGCGAGTCGGAGGCGGCTATCGTAGCCGGCACCGGCGTCGGTCAGCCTCTGGGTATACTTAAAGGCGGCGGTTTTGTGACGGTGTCCAAGGAGTCCCAGCAGGTGGCGGCCACCATTAACTGGGAGAACATTACCAAGGTCTACAACCGCGCTATCAAGACCAATCGCCCTGGCCTGGTATGGCTCGTCCACCCTGACGCGGTACAGCAGCTTGACTTTTTGGCACAGGTCATCGGGTCGGGCGGCGTACCGGTCTATCTGCCGGCGGCTGCTGTCGGCTCGGTGCCGGCTCTCAAGGGTATTCCGGTCATCGAGTCTGACCACTGCTCGGCGCTGGGCACCGCGGGCGACATCGTACTGGCTGACCTTAAGCAGTATCTCTGGATATACAAGGGCGGCGTTAAGTACGATACCTCTATCCACGTCAAATTCGATACCGCGGAAAACGCCTTCCGGTTTATCTTCCGCGCGAACGGCTGTCCGAAAAAGGACAAAGCACTGAGCGTCAAAAACTCCAACAACACCCGCAGCTATTATGTGGGCATCGCCAACAGGGCTTAAGGAGGCAAGTAAATGAGATCTATTGTCGATATCAAAAAGACCATCCTGATTGCCGGCGGCGGCACCGGCAGCGCCGTGTCGGGTTATGCAGCCCCTACCGCCGGCATCAATGAGGCGGCGGTTGTCTGTGAAGTCAACATGGGCAACTCCGCCGACCTGGTGCTGAGCCTCAAGACGGCAACGGCCGCGGCCGGTACCGGAGCCGCCGATTTTGCCGCCGACGTGCCGATATTTGTCGACGGCAAGTATGTCGGCGTCGATAAGAGCCACACGGTGAGCTATGTCGCCGACGGCAACAACAAGCACATCGTAGAGTTTCTGATCCAGCCCGGGCTGCTCAAGGGCGTGGAGTATGTCGGTATTTCCGCCGGCGCATCCAACGCCGCAAACACCCTTGCGGCTCAGCTGGCCGAGGACACCTACTACAAGCCGGTAGCAAGGTAAGCTATGCTGACCTACAGCCGCGCATATGACGCCTCAGCCGCCGAGCCGGTGACGGTGGCCGAGGCAGCGGTTTATCTGCGCCTGATAGATCTGGACGACGAAGACGCCGTCCTCTCGCGGCTGATCACCTATGCCCGCGAGTTTGCCGAGACCTACTGCCGGGCGGCATACAAGCCGCAGACGGTAACGGCTCAGGGGTGGCTCGGGCAGGGCGTGACCCTCCCGCTTTGGTCGGTCGGCTCGGCTGTCGCGCAGATCACAATCACCGGCAGCGGCGGCGGGGTCGTCGCGCAAGACCCGTCAAAGTTTGTCGTGTCGTCTGAGGGCGTCATCACGTCCACCGGCTTTGGCTCGGCGGTCGGCACGGTCGTGTACTCGGCCGGCTCCGCCTGTCCCGAGACGGTCAAGCGCGCCATCACCTATATGGTGTCGGCGCTCTACGAGGGGCGGGACAACCGAGACATGGACGAGGACGACGTCAACAAGATAACCCGCCGTATCCTGTCGCCCTGCAAGAGGGGGTGGTTTTGATGGCCGGCTACGGCAGCTACACTGTCGGACGCTACATCACCGTCGACCTGCTGACTTACACCTACACCGCAGAGGAGGGACATCAGCGCCGCACCGAGCTCGCCCACAAGGTGTGGGCGCGGGTGGAAAACATCACCCGCGCCGAGTACTTTGAAGCCGAGCGGGCGGGCATCCGTCCCGAGCTCTGCCTGAGTGTAAGGGCGCACCTGTACCGAGGTCAGGCGGGAGTCCGCATCCCCTCCGGGTCGGAGTCGGAGCCTCTTGAGGTCTACCGCACCTATACCGACAGCGGGCGGACGTCGCTCTTTTTGAGGAGGAGGTGACGCGCCATGTATCCCGACGATGCTATCAGGGCGGCGCTGGCTCCTCTCGGGCTTGACGTGGTTCGGGGCGCCTACATGGGCGACAAGCGGGAGTACATCACGTACAAGTATCACGCGATCCCCAACGCCCACGGCGACAACAGCCCCGACCAGCTGGTCTATCTTATCTGGCTCGACTACTGGTGCCTGGACGGCGCGGCAGACCGCCGCATAGTGCGGCGCACGATAATGCGGCTGCTGACCAACGCCGGATTTACCGCGCCGGCCGAGACCGACATCTCCGACGTCTGGGACAGGGCGCAGACCACCAATCGCGCTCAGGGCTACAGCTACGAGACCCAAGGTTGCGAGGGCTGGGTCGCCGCCACCGACGCGACACCGTAAGACCGCAAGGAGGCACTTAACAATGGCAAGATTTGAGACCGCCGGACTTGACGACCTTTTCCGCGAGATGGAGCTTGAGGGCGAGCTCGTCGGTGACACCGCCGACGAGATGCTCATGGCGGCCGCCGAGGTAATCGCCGAGGAGTGGCGCAAGTCCGCGGAGCGGCACAAGCACCGCGATACCGGCGACATGATTAAGTCAATCGGCTACCCCCGGCAGCCCAAGACTGCCCGGGACGTCCGTTACATCGACATCTACCCCCAGGGGCGCGACGAGAAGGGCGTTCGCAACGCCGAGAAGGCGTTTATACTCAACTACGGGACGAGCAAAAATCCGGGCTCCCACTGGATAGACGAGGCGGACGCCAACAGCGCCGAGCCCGTCCAGCGGGCGATGGAGCGCATATGGTCTGAGCGTAAATCGCGGTGACTGCCGGCGCTCAAGCTCTTGGGGGCGCGATTAGGCATTAGAAAAAAAATAACAAAAACAGAAAGGAGCACACAAAATGAAATGTGGAGCTTATAACTACAGACTGCGTAAAGTCGCCACCAACACCGAAACCGGCGTAACCTACACCGAAAACGGCATCCAGCTGGTGGGTCTTGCGGAGCACAACCTTAACATCACGTTCAAGCAGGGCGTAGGTTACGGCGACAACCGAAGCCGGGAATTTGAGAAAATTTTTGACAAGGGCACCGCCGACGTCGAAGTTAACCAGATCCCCATGGAAGATTACGCTTACTTTTCGGGCGCGACTTACACCGCGGCTACCGAGTCGCCCCCGGCGCCGGCAGTGCTGACCAAGAGTATCGATGACGTCGCCCCCGTAGTGTCGGAGTTTTACATCGAAAACGTCCGGCGCGACAACGTGAGCAAATGGCGCATCGTATGCCACCCCACCTGTCAGATGACGCTTGGCTCTGCCAACAACGTGCAGACCAAGGGCGCGAACATCACGTTTAACAACGAGAAGCTTCAGCTCGAGGTTTTGCCTCCGGCGGACGGCAAGTGGGAAAAGACCTGGGAATTTGACACCCAGAAAGCAGCCGAGACTCACCTCAACTCGCTCTGTCCGCTGCCCGCCGGCTCGTCCGGCACGGAGACCTAAGTTTTAGCGGGAGGTAACACATGCGACAAAAGCCAGTAACCGTCGGCGGGCAGGCCTTGTGGTTGGCGCTCACCGGCGAGGGCTATATACGCCTTGAGGAGCGCGGCGGCATTAAGTCCGCGGCGGATCTCCTCACCGGCGAAGTCAAGGACATAGAGTCCTTGTGGCAGGTGCTGCTCGACCTTATCGAGACCACCGAGCTGGCGCGCAGATTTTACGGGTACGCCCCAACAAAAATCCCGACACTGGACGAACTGAGGTATACGACATCCGCTCTCGAGCTGTCGGAGCTCCGCGCTGCTGCCGTCACGGTCATCATCGACGGTATGCGGCGCGAGACCGACAGGGATGAGGACAAGGAGGTTGATCTCGGTCTGATAGAGCTTGAGCGCCAAAAACGTCAAAAAAAACCGGAGGGCGACTGATCCGCCCCTATTTCCTCCGCATGTCAAGCCTTGCCGGACTGTCGGCACTTGAGGCACTGGCGGAGGCGCCGGGAGTGGTCATGGATATGTACTACCTGGCTCACCCGCCAAAAAAAGATGAGGAGGATAGACGGCAATGGTAGTAGGAGCAACGCGCTACATCCGCACCCGCGTCGTCATCGACGGCGAGGCGGAATACAAACGTACGCTGGGCAACATCAACGCCGAGCTGCGCAATTTTAAGTCGGCTCTTGAGCTGGTCGAGCAGCAAAACGCCGGACAAGCCAACACATACGACGCGCTTAAACGCAAACTGGAGGCGCTAAACGACGTCTACGCCGCCGAGGAGACCAAGCTCAAAACGCTCAGTCAGCGATACAGCGAGATTGTAGCCGCGCGAAAAAAGCAAAACGAAGAAGTCGGCAAAATCGCCGAAAATCTT